CCGGCCTGGTCGCACTTTGTGGACCTGGAAAGCGCCTGCGCCAACGCCAACGCCGAGCCGGACACGCTCGCTGGCTACCTGATCAACACCAAGACTCGCGGCAAGGCCAAGCAGACGCAGTTAGGCACGAGCCTCCCGATGATCTGGCAGAACGGCGCTTTCCCGCTCAATGGCTATCGCGCCGCGGTCAGCAATAACGTGCCATCAAACCTGACCAAAGGCACGTCGACTACCGTTTGCTCGTCGGCAATCTTCGGGTCCGACTGGTCAATGGCGGTCATCGGCCTATTTGGCGCGCCCGATATCACCGTCAACCCCTACAGCCTCGACGCCACCGGCCAGGTGCGGATCACCATCAATCATTTTGGCGATTCCGGCGTTCGCCAGCCCTCCGCCTTCGCGAAGATCGACGACCTGCTCGCCGGATAACCTCAACCACAACCCGCCCGCGCCACCCCTGGCGCGGGCTCACTCAAGGACGTGAATGGTCTGGGATCCACGAACCTCGCAAGGAAACGAAGCCGAGAAAATCCGCTACGAGGTGCTGCCTTACCTCGCGCGCGGCGGTCTGGACATCGGCTGTGGCGCCGTCAAGGTCTGGCCGCATCTCATCGGCATCGACAGCGGCAAGGACACCGGCTTGTTCGGCACCGTCATGCGCCCGGATTTGATGGTCCACGACGCCGCCAAGCTGGGAATCTTCACCGATGCCTCGGCGGAAAGCGTCTTCTCGTCGCACCTGCTCGAGCACATCGAGGACTGGCACGGCGCGCTGCGCGAGTGGTGGCGCGTGCTCAAGACTGGCGGCCACCTGATCCTGTATCTGCCGCACGCCGACCTGTATCCGCGCATCGGCGAGCCGGGCGCCAACCCGGACCACAAACACGACTTCGAGCCCGACCTGATCGTCGACTTCTTCCGCCTCGCCTTCTGCGACTGGGCCTTGGTGGAGTCGCAAACGCGCTCCGAGACAAACGAGTACAGTTTCCTGTTGGTTTTCCGCAAAATGCCTTCCGGAACTGGCCAGTCGGAGCCGTGGAAAGCGCCGCGCCAGGAAAAGCGCGCCGGCATCGTGCGCATGGGCGGCAATGGAGACGCCCTCTGGGCGGCAAGCGCCGCGGCGCACCTGCACGACGCCGGCTACGCCGTGACCCTGTATTGCGCCGAAAACGGCGAGGAAGTGCTGCGCCACGACCCGCACATCGCCGACATCAAGATCATCCCATCCGGCATCCTCACCGACGAGGAAAGCATCGAATTCTGGACGCGCCAGGCAACGCAATTCGATCGCTGGGTCAATCTGCACGGCAGCGTCGAACAGCGCCTGCTGCCGCACCAGTCCGTCCACGAATTTTACTTGCCGCATGACGTCCGCCACCAGCTGATGAACCACAACTACGTGGACATGGTGCACGCCTATGCTCAACTTCCTGCCGGCGCCCCCAGCCGACAGAAGTTTTACCCGACGGCCGCTGAGCACGCCTGGGCGAAAGCCATGCGCGCGCTCCTGCCTGGCCCACTGGTCTTCCTGGCGCCGAGCGGCTCCGGGGCGTTCAAGGCCTGGCCGCACGCCGAGGCCTTCATGGGCTTGATGGCGGATGCCGGGATCTACACCCTGCTGCTCGGCGACATCAAGACCATGCCCGACATCGATCACGTCGAGCGCAGTGGGGAGGAGTATGGCATTGTCGTCGGTCAGGAGTGGTCACTGCGTCTGGCGATGACCATGGCCTTGCACGCCGATTTCGTCGTGGCGACTGAAAGCGTTTTCGCCAACGCGGTCGCCATGGAGCCGATGCCGAAAATCATCATGCTCTCGCACTCGAGCGTCGAAAATCTGACGCGCGACTGGGTCAACACCTGCTCGCTCGAGGCGCCCGTCGCCTGCCACCCCTGCCACCGCATCCACAACGCCGCCGCGCGCCTCTGCGCCCGCGACACCATCACCAAGGCCAGCGCCTGCATGGCCTCGTACAGCGCCGACACGGTTGCCGACCTGGTCAAGCAGGCGCTGGCCGGCAGCGAACAGCGCAGGCGGGCCGCCTGATGGAGTTCATCGAGGACTTGTCCGAGTTCATGGCCGACTTCAGCGTCTTGGCGCGCGTCGGATCGAGCGTCGTGTCAGGCATATTCGACGCGGCTGAAGCGGACACCTTCGGGCTTGTCGCCAACATCAAGCCGGTGCTGACGGTCGCCAGCAAGGACGTGCCAACGGCCGCCGTCGGAACGGCTGTCGTCATCGGCACCACGGCCTACACGATTGCCGAACTACAGCCGGACGGCACCGGCATCACCCGGCTGATGCTCAAATGAGCACCCGCGAAACGCTGCTGGCCGCCCTGCATACCGCGCTGTCCGTCCTCGCCGGAGGCCGTGTCTATCGCTCGCGCAAGGAGCAGATGCCGACCCTGCCGGCGGTCGTCATCCGGCCCGAGTTCGAGGAGGACACCGGCGAGATGCTCGGCGTTACCGACACGATATTGACGGTCGCCATTGAAATCTACGCCCGCGGCGACATCCCCGACCAGGCCGCCGACGCGACCCTGTCGGACGTCTACGCCGCCACCATCGCCAGCCCCGACCTGGGGCTCGGCAGCAACGTGCAGATCCTGCCGGGCCGCAGCGTCACCTGGGAAATCGAGGGCTACGACGATTCCGGCGTCACGCTGCGCCTGCGTATCCTCTACCGCACCGCACTGGGAGCCATGTGATGACCATGATCGAGCCACGCCGGCCAGGCGAACCCTCCAACCGTCCGCCGGAGCCTTCCCCCGCTCCGGAAACGCCCACCGAAACCACTACGGAATAACCCGCCATGGCTACCCGTTACCTGCGCAACACGGTAATTCTCGCCAAGATCGAGAGCACCTACGGCGTCGATCCGACGCCTACGGAAAGTGCGAACGCCGTCCTGATATCGGACGTCAGCATCACGCCGCTCAACAGCCAGAACGTCGACCGCAACCTGGTGCGCCCGTACATGGGAGGCAGCGAGCAGCTCATCGGCCCGGTAAGCGTCGAGATTTCGTTTTCGGTAGAATTTGCCGGCGCGGGAGCCGCGGGAACTGCTGCCCCCTACGGTCCGTTGCTACGTGCCTGCGGATTCGTCGAGACCCTCACCGCCTCGGTACGTGCAGAGTACAATTTGACAACGCCGGTCGCGGACTCCGTGACCCTATACGGATTCTGGGATGGCTCCAAGCACGTCATCAAGGGCTGCCGTGGGACGGTGGCGATTGATCTCACCAGCGGCAACCGCCCGCTTTTGAAGTTCCAGTTTACCGGCCTCGATGGCGGCATCACAGCCGCCACGCCGTCGCCGCTCACCTTGTCAGGATTCAAAACGCCGTCGGTGGTCAGCGAGCCCAACACCGGCGACGTGACTCTCGGCTGCACCTACACTGCCGCCACCCCGACACTCACCGGAGGGGCCGGTTATCCCAGCCAGGGTCTGTCGCTCGACCTCGGTAACGCCGTGCAATACATCGCGCTGCTGGGTGGCGAAACGGTCGAAATCACCGATCGGGCCGTTTCTGGCAGCTGCGTCATGGATCTGACGGCCGCCAATGAGGTGACCTTCATGAGCATTGTCAAGGCCAACACGCTGCAGTCGGTCGGCCTCATGCACGGCACCACGAGTGGCTACAAGGTGATGGTCTTCATGCCGGCGGTTCAACTGGTCAATCCACAGAAAGTCAACGTGAATGGAAAGCTCATGATCGGTTTCGACCTGCGCGTCCTGCCATCGTCCGGCAACGACGAACTCAAGCTCGTGGTGCACTGATGGGACTGCGACTCATCCCCAACCCGGTATTCATCGCCCAGATTCCGTTCACCGTCGCCGGCGAGGACGAGCCGACGGTCGTCGAATTCGAGTTTCGCCACAAATCGCCCGAAGAGCTGAAGGCCTGGGTATCCGGATTCGGCAGCCGCGATACCGCTACCGCGCTCGGCGAGGTCGTCGTGCGCTGGACGGGTGGCGTGGTCGACGAGTCCGGCGAGGCGGTGCGGTTCTCGGGCGATAATTTCCGCCGCTTCCTGGCCGCTCACGGCCCGCGCTCCGAGGACCTCCTGCGTGGCTACATTCGCGAGCTCACCGAGAGCCGGCAAAAAAACTGATCGGGGCTGCCAGGCGTCTCATCTCAGGAGACCTTGGCAGTCCCTGCGACCCGGAAGCACTGGCCGCCTTCGGCATCCCGCAGAGCGCGCTGCCACCGGCCGAGCATCTGGATATCTGGCCGGAAAACTGGCGCATCGTGGAGGTATTCGTTGCCATGGGAACACAATGGCATACTGTCGGCATGAGTGGCAAACCCATCGGCCTGCGCTATGAGTCGCTGCCTGTCGTCCTTCGCTCGCTGCGTGTTCCCAAGCGCGAGAGATCCCTGGTTTTTGCCGGCCTGCGCACCATGGAGCGCTCCGCTCTGAGCGCCATGCAGGAGTCTGGCAATGGCTAACAACTCCGCCAAAATCGTCATCACCGCGGTAGACCAGACCAAGGCCGGCATCGACTCCGCTACGCGCGGAATTCAAACGCTTTCCGACACCATCAAGGCCATTCCCGGCTTCGGCGGCATCGCCTCGAGCCTCGCCGCCTTCGCCGGCGCCGGCGCCCTGAAGGCGCTGATAGGCGACACCATCGCCTTTGCCGCGACCATGGACGACCTGTCCGAAACCACCGGAGCCTCGGTCGAAAAACTGTCCGCGCTGTCTCGCGTCGCCAAGGTCAGCGGAATCGAGTTCGACGGCGTCGAGAAAGGTTTGGTGCGGCTGTCCAAAAGCCTCGCCGGCATGGACGACGAATCGAAAGGCGCGGCGCACGCGTTGGCCGCCATCGGCCTAGAAATCACCAGTCTCCGCGAGCTCGACCCGGCCGACGCCATGAAGCAGGTCGCCGACGCGCTCGGCGAATACGCCGACGGCGCCGGCAAGACGGCGCTGGCGCAAGATCTGCTCGGCAAGTCCGGTGCGCAACTGCTGCCGTTCTTGAAAGATTTGGCCGAAGAGGAAAAGCTGCAGGGCAAGCTCACCCGAGAACAGGCCGCCGCCGCGGAGGAACTGCAAAAAGCCTGGAACCGCACCTCGGCCGAGGGCGGCGCCTGGGCAAAGTCGATCATCATCGACATGATACCGACGCTGGCCTCGCTGATCGACTTCGTACGCCTGACCAAGGAAGGCATCTTTCAGCTCGGAAGTTCCATCGCCGTGGTCGCGAACGACATCGCCACTTTTGCCCAGGTCGCCGCCGTCGCGATCGGCGCCGGATTTACCGACGAAGGCCAGTCGAAAATCAAGAGCCTGCTCGACCAGCGCGCCAATTTCAATACCGCCGCCAATGAGGACATGCAGAATCGACTCGGCCGCGTCCAGTCGTTGCGCGACAAAATCGACAAGACGCTCGCCGGCGGCGGGCCACAAAAGCCCCGCCTCGCCTACACATCTCGCGCGCCGAAAGAACCGAACGCCGGCCGCGGAGGACGTTCATCCGCCGATCCGAAAGCGCCGGGAAGCGTCCGCGACTACGACGCCATATTGATGGAGCGCCTGGCGCGCGCCATCGAGCAAACCGACATCGTCAAGGCCGAGGAGCTCGCCGCCACGCTCGAAAAGCTGGATGTTCTTGCCGCGGCTGGACTCGATCCCGCCATCGTGCAGGCGGTTCGAGACGACCTCACCGGCGCCACCAAGAAAGCCGCCGAGGAAGTGAGTCGCCTGAACGAGCTTCTCGACGCGACCCCGACAGCCCAGCTTGAAAAGCTGCGCGACGACATGATCTTTCTCACCGACGCTCTCGAGGCCGGAAAAGTCTCTGAAGAGCGGTACCTCGAAGCGGTCGTCGCCCGCATCGGACGCCAGGACGACCACATCAAGAAGACGCTTTCCGACATGGACGAGTTCGCGCTACAGGCGGCGCGAAACATCCAGGACGCGTTCGCCGACTTCCTCTTCGATCCCTTCAAGGACGGCGTCGACGGCATGCTCGAGTCGTTCGGCGTGGCCCTTCGCCGGATGATCGCCAACGCCGTCGCCGCCGATCTCGGACGGCGTCTTTTCGGCGATATCGGCAGCGGAAACGGCATCGGCGGGCTTGTCGGCCAGGGTCTTTCCTGGTTGAGCACCTTACTGCCGAGCGCCGATGGCAACGTTTTTCGGTCGCCCGGTTTGTCTGCCTACTCCGGCACGATCGTAGATCGTCCGACCTATTTTCCCTTCGCGCGCGGCATCGGCCTGATGGGCGAAGCCGGCCCGGAAGCCATCCTGCCGCTCAGACGAGGGGCCGACGGAAAACTCGGCGTCGGCGCCGCCACGAGTCCGCTATCGATCACGATAAACATGGACATGGCAAAATCCAAAGGCGACCCGGACGCTGTGCGCCGCGCCGTCGGACAGGGCGCCAGAGAAGCGCTCGCCGCGTATCGCAACGCTCTACGCTATGTCTGAGTTCCTCGAGCAACGGCTGGCCGCCCCCGTCTCCTACGGCTCGTCCTACATCGAGTCCTACGCCGTCAATATCGTCGTCACCGCGTCCGGCGCCGAGTATCGCCAACTGGTCCATCCCTACCCGCAACGCCAGCTCCGGCTCGTCGTTCGCGAGCCGCTGGCGGCGTACTGGGCCGATCTCGTCAACCTCTACCACCGCGCTTTCGGAAAGTACGCCGGCTTCCGGGTCAAGGTTTTCGACGACTACACCACGGCTCCGGACGGCCGCAGCGCGCCCACGAAAGACGACCAAACGCTGACTCGAATCTCCGCTGGCGTCTACCAGCTCGTGAAGGAATACGGAAAAGACGCCCCGGCCGCCACCATCGGACGTCCCAAGCGAACCCTATTCAAGCCCGTCGCGGGCACCCTCGTCGTTGCCAAGAACGGCACGCTGGTCAGTTCCGGCGTGACGCTCGATACGACGACCGGCCGCGTCACCATCTCCCCGGCGCCTCTGGTCGGAGACACCATTACCGGCGGGTGCGAGTTCGACATCCCGGCCCGGTTCGACATGGACCTTGCCATTGAACAATCCGGACCCGCCCACCGCCTCTTCGAAAACGTCGAGCTCGTCGAGTTGCTGCAGCCATGAAATCCGTTGTCGCCGACTACCGGTACCGCACCCATTGCCTGCGCATCGTGCCGGTCTCGGGGCCGATTATTCGCCTCACGAATCACGTGTGCGATTTGCTGATCGGCGCGGAAACCTATATTTCCGGCTCCGGCTACCAGTTCTCCGGCGTTGGCAGCACGTCCGATTTTTCCCCCGCGTCCATCGATATCGAAGGCGTCGTCGCCATCGCCGGCATCACCCGCGCCGCCATCGCCAGCGGCCTGTTCGACGGGGCCCGGTGCTATATCTTCGCCACATCGTGGAAAGCTCCCGTCGAGGACCAGGAGCCCATCCTCACCGGGATGTTCGGAAAAGCCGAACTGCGCGACGACAGCTACGTTATCGGCGGCCTATCGCTCGTCGACGGCCTCGGGCAGACGGTCGGCGAGACCTATTCGCCGCAGTGCCCGAAAACCTTCGGCAGCACGGGATTCGCCGGATGCAAGGTGCCGCTGGCGCCGAACACCGTCACCGGCACCCTGACCCACGTCACCTCCGCCTCCTCCTTCCGCGACTCCGCGCGGACCGAGCCCGACGACACCTTTGGCGCCGGGACGATTCGGTTCACCAGCGGACCCAGTGCCGGCTTGAAGCCGCTCGAGGTTCGCAGCTACGGCGCGGATGGCAGCGTGACGACGTTCGAGCCGTTCTACTACCTGCCCGCGGTCGGCGACGCCTACGAACTCATTCGCGGCTGCCGAAAGCGGCTCATCGATTGCCAGAATCGCTGGGACGGCGCGCCGTTGAACAACATTAAAAATTTCGGCGGGTTCCCCTACATCCCGGCGGGCACCGCTTACGCGCAGGTCGGCCAGGGAGGAGGCGCATGACGCCAGAGGACATCATCGGCGCCGCGCGCCAGTGCCTGGGAACGCCATTCCGCCACCAGGGCCGCATGCTCGGCTTCGGCCTCGACTGCGCCGGAGTCGCGATCTGGGTCGCGCGCCAGGTCGGCGTCAGCCCCATCGATGTCGAGGGCTACGGACGCACGCCGAAAGACGGGCAAATCGAGCGCGCGCTGGATTCGCAGCCCGATCTGATGCGGGTCGCCGATCCGGCCGACCGCCAGCCCGGCGACCTGCTCCTGATGCGCTTCGCCACCGATCCGCAGCACCTGGCGGTTTTCACAGGAAACAGCATCATCCACGCCTATGAGAGCGCCGGCAAGTGCGTCGAGCACATCCTGTCGCCGGTCTGGTCGCGCCGCATCGTGCGGGCCTATCGTTTTCGAGGGGTGGCATGAGTAGCGCCGGCCAGCTCGTCGGCGGCGTCGTCGGCGCCGTTGCCGGAGCGCTGATCGGCGGCCCGACAGGCGCCCTGTACGGCGCGCAAATTGGCCTGATGGCCGGCGGCTATCTCGACCCGCCAAAAGGCCCGACAACCCGTGGCCCGCGCCTCGATGACCTGACCGTGCAGACCAGCACCGTCGGCGCCGTCATCCCGCGTGCCTATGGCACGGTGCCTATCGTCGGCAATGTCCTCTGGCTAAAGGGAAACAAACTTACCGAAGTCATCACCAAGAAAAAGGCCCGTGGCGGAAAGGGCGGGGGAAGCCGAGCCAAGACGATCACGTACAGCTATTTCGCCACCTTCGCCGTGGGGCTGTGTGCCGGGCCTATCGTCGGCGTCCGGCGCCTATGGGTCGGTCCCGATCTGTTCTACGACGCGGGGTCGGACGACAACGACACCATCGCCGCGAGCAACGCCGCCTCCGAAAAATTCACTCTCTACCCAGGCAGCGATACACAAGATCCCGACCCGAGCATTCAATCCGATCTCGGGGTCGCCAACACGCCGGCCTGGCGCGGTCTGGCCTATCTGGTCTTCAACGACCTTCCGCTGGCGCGCTACGGCAATAGCCTGATGGGCGCGCAAATTCGTGCCGAAGTCGTGGCCGCCGGGACCACCGCAGCCTACGCCGTCACTGCTCGCAGCATTACCAATCGCGCGTGGGAGGGCATGGCCTGGAATGGCTCGGTGTTTTGTACGCTCGCCCAGAGCAGCAATGTGTGCGCCACGTCGCCGGACGGACGCGTCTGGACCGAGCACACGCTTCCAGTGTCGCAGTTTTGGCAGGATATCATCACCAACGGCGAGATTTTCATCGCCTTAGGGTTCGGCAGTGTCTACACATCCGACGACGATGGGGCGACCTGGGTCGAGCGGGTCATGCCGTCGAATCACTACTGCACGAGCGGGTGCTGGACCGGAAAATATTTCATTGTCGTTACCGATAGCGGACCGTTTTTCACATCGAGCGACGGCAAGTCGTGGCTTCCGCAGACCGCGCCCATGGCGGGGCTGGGGAAGGGCTCAGGCGCCTACGGGCAAATCGCCTGGAACGGCTCGATGCTCGTCGTCACGGCGAAATTTTCCACGTCCGATTTCCTCTACTCGCCGACCGGATTGACCGGCTCCTGGACCAGTGCCGGAGTGGCTTCCGCCGGATCGGGATGGAACAACATCGGCGTTCGTGGGTCGCGATTCGTCATCACGTCCGATGCATCGCCCGGAACGCACATCTCCGACGACGGAATATCGTGGACTTATTACGCCTCGAATTTCCCTGGTCATGGCGCTCGCGTCGCGACAGACGGCACCGTCTTCTGCGCCACGTCCTACGGAAACTATGCCATTTCTGAGGACGGGATTACCTGGGTCGTACAGCCCTTTCCCGGCGGCTCGGTCAACGACTGGGGAGCGCTCGCCTGGAATGGCGCCGTCTTCTCGGCGGTGCGGGGAAGCGGCGGCGTCGCCGCGACCATCCAGCCGCACGCCATCGTGTCATCCACCGTCACCTTGGCCGACATCGTCACGGCGGAATGCGTCGGCAGCGGTGCGCTGGCAGCGGCCGACATCGATGTCAGCGCACTGACTAGTGTGGTTCGCGGCTACCGCATCGGCAGTATCGGCACCCTGCGCTCCGCCCTCGAACCGCTTCAAGCCGCCTGGCCGTTCGATGTCCGGCAGCACGGCTACAAGATCCAGTTCCTGCCTCGCGGCGGCGCATCGGTCGCCACCATCCCCATGGCCGACCTGGATGCGCGCGCCTCCGGCAGCGAGCCAGGCGTACAGATCACGCTGGCGCGGGAAATGGACTCGCAACTGCCGCGTCGCGTCGCGGTGAAATTTCTTGACGTAGAAAGGGAGTACGACCCCGGCGAGCAGGCCGACCAGCGCGAGACCGTCACGGGAATCAACACCACGACGCTCGACCTGCCCATCGTCATGGCCTCCACCGAGGGCGCGTGCACGGCGCAAACGCTGCTCTATCTCTATTGGCTGGAAAGGCACGATGTCAGCATCGTCCTGCCGCCGACCTATCTGCACCTGGAACCGGGCGACGTGGTGACGCTCGCCACTCCGGAAGGCAATGTGCAGATTCGTCTGACATCGATCCACTACACGGCGGATGGCCGCCTGGAGTGCCAGGCGAAGTACGCGAACCCAGCGATTTACACGCCCACCGCGCTTGGTGCGTCCGGCGCCAGCACGGGGGCCAGCGTCATCGCGGCTGCCGGCCCATCGCGCTACCGGCTGCTCGACCTGCCGTGGATGAGCAGCCGACAGGATGGCCCGAGCTTGCCGGTGGCAATGTGCGGCGTCCGGTCCGGATGGCCCGGCGGGGTGCTCCTGCAATCGCTCGATGCGGGCACCACATGGGGCACGATTCAGGAATTCGGCGCTCCTGGAGCGACGATTGGCGTGACGACCAGCGCGCTCGGCGTCGTCGAGTCGCGCCTGGTCGATGCTGCGAGCACGCTTTCCGTAACGCTCATTTCCGGCGACCTTTTCGATTGCACCGAACTCGCAATGTTCGCGGGCGCGAACCACTTCGCTTACGGCGACGACGGGCGATGGGAAATCATCGCCGCACGCACCTGCACGCCGCTCGGTGGCGGGCTTTATCGATTGAGCAATTTCCTGCGCGGCCGGTTTGGCACCGAGTGGGCCATGGGCCTGCACGCGCTCGGCGATGTGCTCGTGCTGCTCGACTCCGACGATGTCGAGGTCGTCACCCTATCCAGCGCGGACATCGGCGTCGAGCGCCTCTATCGAGGCGTCACCCTCGACGCGGACATCGGAAGCAGCGCGGACCGGGGCTTTACCTATCAAGGCGTCAATCTCACACCCGTGTCGCCAATCGCCCTGACCGGGAATCGCGATCCGTCGACCAACGATTGGTCGCTTTCCTGGGTGCGTCGCACGCGAGTGGACGGCGAGTGGAGAACTTCGGTGGATGTGCCGCTCGGCGAGTCCAGCGAGTCCTACGCCGTCGAAGTCTACGCCAGCGGCAGCTATGCCGCCATTAAGCGCACGCTTTCCGTGTCCGCTCCTGGTGCGACCTACACCAGCGCCGATCAGGTCGCCGACTTCGGCTCCAACCAGGCAACGCTTTTCCTCAAGATTTACCAGATTTCGGCCACAGTCGGCCGGGGATACCCACTCACCGCTTCCATTACGAGGTAGCCATGGCCAGCAGCACCACCCATCTCGATCTGATCATGCCATCC